CAAATTGTTCGACGCAGAATTGACAGAAATTCAGATCCTCTATCCCGAAAGGTTTCGCTCTGATGGATATCAACCGTAATGAGCACCTGGCTATGCCTGACAACCATAGCCAGGCAGATTCGGATTGGATTAAGCATCAGCTACTGATCTTGACGCCAGCAGCACGACAAAAAGCAATGCAGCGTTATGCAGCTGTGTACCAGGAATCCTATGACGCCGAGCCAGTTTCTTACCGCAAGGAGAACCGGGCAAGGCATGAAGCAAATACACGGCTTCGCCTGTTCGTGAGGAATCACGGCAGGGCATTGCAGGGGTATACAACTCAGCCGCCCCTGGCAGGAACACAACTGCGTTCCTGAGTGATACCGGGCTTAAAGGTGCCCGGTGGCTGAATCCCAATTCTCAATGTATTTGCGTACTAATTAAATGGTTCAGGCGCAATTAAATGAGAGGAGGGGAGGGGGAGGAGTGCCCGTGTGTTAGTGCGAAGCACTGGAACAGGCTTTTCCAACAGACAGGCACATAGGTTAGGTAGATCTCGATCTGGGGCTTGGTTTTAAAAAATGCCCGTATCACTCAGCTAGTACAAAGAGGGAAAAAATGAAAACAGACCTGAAGCAAAATTTAATCGCTCTCTTGGAAGAGCAGTTCATCCGGTCCGATGACAAAGTCATTTTTGACTACGTGATGCAAAAGAAAATTAAGGCTCAGGGATACCACCTGCAGCGCAATTTCACCGTCAGCGTTGGCGGTGGACGTAAGGGGTTCATCGACTGCCTGGTGACCTCACCTGACGGTCAGCAGTGTGCCATCGAAATTGACAAACGCACTCCTCGCAGCCGCTCGCTGATGAAACTGAGCGAACTGCCTGCAGGGATGTCTGGTTTCGTTCTTCTCAAAGACGGAAAGCACCCTTTGCGTTACAGCGAAGACGGAATCGACATCATCCGGGCGACGAAATTTAAGTGAGCTGATTCAGAAGGGAGGCTGGCAACCTTTGGGGAGGCCGCCAGCCATGTGAGGGGAATCCATGAAAACCACATCACAGGATTATTATCTCATCACCGCGGGGGCAGCACAATGCAGCTGACGATCACACCGAATTTTGCACAGGATCGCGCGCTTAACATGCTGCGCCGGGACTGGAAGGCAAACGACACTTTCATGGTGTACTCGCCGACCGGTAGCGGCAAGACGGGGCTGGCCGCATTCATCGTTGCCGGGTTCGTCAGCTGTGGCAAGCGCGTTCTGTTCTGCGCGCCATACACCATCCTGATCGGTCAGACGGCAAACCGCTTTGTTGAATATGGATTACCGGGTGACGAAATCGGGTACATATGGGCAGATCATCCAAACTACGATCCGTCACTGAAAATCCAGATTGCCAGCGCCGATACGCTTATTCGCCGCGTGTTCCCTGACAACATCGATCTGCTGATCATCGACGAAGCGCACCTGCGCAAAAAACGCATCTTGCAGGACATCGAACGGCTGCGCGCTAAAGGCGTGAAAGTGATTGGCCTGTCAGGTACGCCGTTTTCACCGTTCCTGGGCAAATACTATGACCGTCTCATTAAACCGACCACCATCGGTGAGCTGATCCAGCGCGGCGACCTGAGCAATTACGAGTTCTACGCGCCTACTAAGCCGGATCTGAAAGGCGTCAAATCGGCCCCATCACTGGAGTTCGGCAGCGATTACAACGAGGCGCAGCTGGCCGAGATTATGTGCGGTTCCACGCTGGTGGGCGATATCGTACAGAACTGGCTGGAGCATGGTCGGGATCTGCCGACAATCGCGTTCTGCGTGAACGTGGCTCACGCCAATTTCCTGACTATCCGGTTTAACCAGGCTGGTGTTAACGCCGAGGTTATGACTGCTGACACGCCTGTGGAGGATCGCCAGACCATCATTCATCGCTTTGAAACCGGCGCTACAAAAATCATCGTGAGCGTGGGTGTTCTCGTGGCCGGGTTCGACAGCGACGTTCGCTGCATCATCTACGCCAGGCCAACCAAAAGCGAAATTCGCTGGTTACAGGCGCTGGGCCGCGGTCTTCGCACCGCGCCGGGTAAAGAGTCCTGCCTCATCTTCGATCACAGCGGCACCGTACATCGCCTGGGTTACCCGGACTCTATCGAATATGACGATCTCCCGGGTAAAACTGACGGGATGGAGGAAAGCGCGCGCCACGCAGCCGAAGAACGCGAAGAGAAGCTGCCGCACGAATGCTCGCTATGCCACTACATGAAACCAGCTGGCGTCTACGTCTGCCCGAAATGCGGCCACAAGCCGCTGGCCGGTGAGAACGTTGATACCGACACCGGGCGCAAACTCAAAAAGCTGGGCAACGAACAGCGTCAGCCCACTAAGGCCGAGAAACAGGCCTGGTGGAGCCAGATTAAGTTTTACCAGCGTCAGCGCCAGTCGCTGGGCAAAAAGCCCGTAAGCGATGGTTGGTGCAAGCACACTTTTCATGAGCGTTTCGGGGAGTGGCCAAACGGCCTGAGCGATTACCCGATGGACATCACCCCTACGGTTTCGAACTTCATCAGGCACAAACAGATCGCTTTTGCTAAACAGCGCGAGAAAGCACAGGCGCAGCAAGAATGCCAGCCTGAGCCGACCAGAATTCAGCTGGCGAGAAACCAGATGAAAGAAATCAAACAGCAGTTAGGAAAACGAGTATGAAGACGGCGGAAGCAGCAAAGGGCCAGTGGGCCATGATTTTTGAACATTACGGCCTGCCGCCGATCACCGGTAAAAATCACTTCAAAGGCAAATGCCCACTATGTGACTCAATTGGTAAGTTCCGTATCGATGACCGTGACGGTGCCGGCACCTGGATCTGTACCTGCGGTAGCGGCGATGGATTGAAACTGGTTACGCAAACCCAGGGTAAACCCTTCAATGAGATTTGCCGTGAAATTGATGAGCTGATCGGCAACACCTTCACTCGCTTGAAAGTACCAGTCACCACCAGCGCGGGCAGCTTGCGTAAAAGGGTGCTCAGTAAGTTTTCCAAACTGGCACCGCTGCGTGGGACCACTGGTGCCGATTACCTTAATGCGCGCGGCATCTATAAGCTCCCGGCTGAGGCTATCCGTTTCAACGATAAGCAGCGCCACGACGGCCGGGTGTTCCAGTCCCTTTACTCTCTGGCCACTGATGATAAAGGTGAGCTTTGCTATCTGCATCAGACGCTTCTGGACGGCTCAAAAAAGGCCGACATTGGCACCAGCGCAAAGCGTCAGAAATCCCTACAAGAGGACAATTATCTGGATCACGCCCGTTCAGTGGCGATCCGTATGTTCCCTGTTGCCAGCACGCTTGGCATCGCCGAAGGCATCGAAACAGCCCTGTCAGCGCACCAGCTCTACGGCGTAAACACCTGGGCAACCATGACCAGCGGATTTATGAAGAAATTCCGGGTACCGGCAGGCGTGAAGCATCTGATTATTTTCGCTGACCGCGACGAGAACAGCGCCACAGGGCTGGCGGCAGCATATGAATGCGCGCATGCGAACCTGCTGGCGAAAAATGACCTGCAGCGTGTGAGTGTCTATTGGCCCGATCACGATGATTTTAACAACATGCTCATGAACGGTGATCAGGTTCGTGAATTGGTTTTCTACAAAAAGGCGGCTGCGTAATGCGTACAAATAACATCGAACATAAAGCACTCTTCACAATCCCGACGGCAGCGCACAGCACCACCCTGGCGAACATCAAGCCGCTGCCGGCTCAACGGAAAATCACCGGCCATAAACAGACTGATGCTTATCTCTGGGTGCTTGAGGTGATCCGACTGAACGAACCCGCACACCTGGACGCTGCTGAAGCTGCGCTGGAGAAAATTAAGATCAGCCCGAAAGAGGCCGGTGAACGATATTCCCGTTATCTGCTGGCGAATGGTGCCGATCCTTTCCAGGTTGCATTCGGTACCATCGGCATGGATAACCCGGCGAACGCTATCAAGGCAGCGCGCGAGAATATTCAGAAGGCTGCTGGCGTCAGAGCGCAGTTCGGCAACTACGAAACAGCATTCGATGATGTAGAAGCTGAACGCGTGATTAAGTCCTCTCAGAAATTTATTGATGATTATGACTGGGGCTGGACCTCCGAAGAGCTGGAGTCCGGTCACATCGGCGGGGGACGCATGACAGAAATAGACGATCAGCGCCGCGTATATGTTGATGGCTACCGCGACGTTCTGCCGGAACCTAACACCCTCTCAGATGTGGTTCGTGAATTTATTTACTGGGACTGGCTTTACGAGGTGCGCAACACGGCTGGCAAGGAACTCGGTTACGAATATGGTTACTCCGAGCACCATCAGTCGGTGTATGACCGCGAGCGCTATTTGGAAAAACTGCTGGAGACCATCAAGCCCGTAACCCGCGCTGAGGCTGTTGAAGTGTGCCGCTGGTTTATGGAAAGCGGAAAGGGGGAATATATGGAAAACGACGGCGAGGCGGTCATTCTTAATCTGGTAGGGGAGTGCGATTAATGAAACTGGAGGCAGCTCTTAAACATTTCAGCCCCCAGGGCATGCTCATCAGTGACAGCGTGAAAGGTACATCACCGGATCGCCTCACTGGCACTGACGTAATGGCGGCAATCGGCACCACCAGCAGCCGGGCGCGTTTCGGCCTGGCGGCATTCTTCGGCAAGGCCGGGATCAGCAAAACGGATGAGCAGATGGCGGTTCAGGCACTGGCCCGTCATGCAATGGATTCCGCACCAAAGAACGTGCGTAAAGCAGCGGGTGCAGAGTTCGGTTGGTGCATGCAGCTTCTGGCGCAATTCGCCTTTGCAGAGTATTCCCGTTCGGCGGCCACCAGCGCACCGTGTAACAGCTGCAGCGGTACCGGCTTTACGGACCAACTGGAGGATGTAATCAAGCACCCTGGCATTTTCGATGCAGACGGTGCTGAGGTTGTGGCTCCTAAGATTAAGCGTGAGCTGGTGAAACGTACATGCGGAACATGCGGCGGTAAGGGAGTGATCCATGCCCGCTGTCGTTGCGGAGGTAAAGGCGAAGTGCTCGACCGTGCAGAGACAAAGAAAAAGGGTGCCCCGGTTTTTAAAACCTGTGAGCGTTGTTCTGGAAATGGATTTTCATCGGTGCCCTCTACAGCTGCGCATAAAGCGATTCTTAAACGTTTGCCAGATCTGCATGTAAGGACATGGACGCGCAACTGGAAACCTTTTCTGGAGGCGCTGGTGGACATTTGCCAACAGGAAGAAGGGAGGGCTGCCAGAGAATTTCAGGCAGCAACTACCCTGTGTGAAGAAAGCTACAAAATTTAGCATTTTAACGACATAAATCTTGCTTTTGTCCGAAGTTGTCGTGTAAGCTTCAAATCGTGGGATATAACGCCTGCACGACATTAAACCCGCCTCTGTGCGGGTTTTTTGTTTTTACGCCAGGGGCGGCCCTGAACAAGTCCGCCAGTTCGTAAACCGCGTGTTTGCGCGTCGACCCGAACCGTGGCGGCTGGGAGGTCGTCTGTTTTAATCTGGTAATGGGTACTTGAGCATTACCTTCCTTGTTCTAAGCTCACGCGGTCCCTTTGTAGGATCATAAAAGTACCAGATGTTAAATTTACGCTCAGTGCCCCAAGTGTCATAGTGGAAGCCATCCCAACCTAAATAACTTGCGATTTTATTTGCTACCGCGATTTTTCGTGGGTTGGAGGCTTTATCCTGGTAGGCACTCATCACAGCACCAAGTAAAAAATCGCAGATCTGTATTTGAGCCGATTCTTTTGAATCCTTTGTGATTACAGATTTTATAGCTTCATCTTTACCTGTTGCATTTTTTATAATGCTGTTAGCAATCTTATGGAAAGCCTCATCGGCTTTATCGTACCTAGATGCTATTGGGTCAACATCAATACGGAATTCACATTCTCTATCGGGGAATTTGCGAATCACTCGGATGATTTTTTTTGTCAGCAGTTCAGTGAAGTGTTTACGCATTGCTAAGTCATAATCACCATCATGGAATTCTTTATTTACATGTGCTTTTTGAATAATAATGCAGTGAAATGCAAGCCATTGATATTTAAAGAAAGCTTCAATGACATCATCATAGAATGCAGCGTTTTGTTTAGAGTGAGCTTTTTGCCATTTAAGCTCATCTGAACAGTTATGTTTTTCACGAAGCTCCCGGATAATTTGAACGAAGTCGCCGCGGCGCTGGTATTTCATCCATAGGCTTCCAAACCCATAGAATCGTTGCCCGCCGGTTCCTGACTCATCACAGGAAACGTGCCAGATTAATTTACCCGGATTATCCTTGTCAGACATTGTAACCCTTATCGAGATAGTGATAGAGGAGAGCAATATTTAATCATCTTGCAAGGCATTGATAAAGATCGTTTTTATCTTTATGGATCAGATTTTGTTCCGCGCTAGTATGTATCGACATTTCTTACAAGACTGAGGCTGCCATTCGGCGGCCTTTTTTCATTTCCCCTCAATTTTTCTGAGAGGACCCACGGCAAAAGAGGGGGACCAATGTCCGATCCAATTTCCGGCACGGGGTTAGCCGGTGGCACCCTGGCGGGAGCCAGCGTTTATGGACTGCTGACCGGGACCGATTACGGTGTAGTTTTTGGCGCATTTGCAGGGGCTGTATTCTACATCGCCACAGCCGCAGACCTGGGCGCAGCACGCCGACTTGCTTATTTTATCGTGTCCTATATCGCTGGCATTCTGTGCTCTGGCTTGGTCGGGTCGAAGCTGGCTAACTTGACCGGTTACAGCGACAAACCCCTGGACGCCATTGGTGCCGTTATCGTTTCTGCATTAGCCGTCAAAATCCTGACGTTCCTGAATAACCAGGATGTCGGCTCGCTGGTGGCGCTGATAACGCGCCGGGGAGGTTCTGGTGGTACTAAATGACCCGACAGCAACTATCAACGCGCTGCTCTGCGCCGGGGTAGTGATCACCCTGATGTTTTACCGTCGTGGTGATTCCCGTCATCGCCCGTGGGTATCCCGCCTGGCGTGGTTGATTACTGTCACGTATAGCGCGGTGCCGTTAGCCTATCTTTGCGGCATATACCCTCATTCATCGTGGGCCACCATTGGGGCCAACGTCATTTTCCTTTCCGTGCTGGTGGCCGTCAGAGGCAACGTTGCGCGCCTGGTCGATCATCTGAGGCAATAATGAACCAAATACAATTTCAGAAGGCGGCTGGTATCAGCGCCGGGTTAGCTGCGCGCTGGTATTTGCATATCGACGCAGCTATGAAAGAGTTCGGCATTACCGTGCCGCTCGATCAGGCCATGTTCATCGCACAGATAGGCCATGAGTCCGGTGGCTTTGCCCGGCTGGTGGAAAACCTGAACTATGCGGCAGACAGTCTGGTGTCGGTGTTCGGTAAGCACCGCATCACGGCACAACAAGCCGCAGCTCTCGGAAGAACGGCCACGCAGCCAGCTAACCAGAAAGCGATCGCCAATCTGGTTTATGGCGGAGAGTGGGGAAAAAAGAACCTGGGCAATCAGGTGGCTGGTGACGGCTGGAAATACCGGGGCCGCGGTCTGAAGCAGATCACAGGCCTGAGCAACTACCGTAACTGCGGACATGCGCTGAAGCTGGATCTGGTAACCCAACCCGAACTGCTGGAGCAGGATGCCTATGCCGCGCGATCAGCAGCATGGTTTTACGTATCCCACGGCTGCCTGCTTTATTCGGGTGATGTTGAGCGCGTCACGCTGATCATCAATGGCGGACGTAACGGCCTCGATAAACGGCGCGCTCTGTTCAACCTGGCGAAGTCCGTTCTGTTATGAGGTCAAGATGGGTATCGAAGTGATTATTGGGCTGGCTGCAGCGGTGATCGCTGCTATCGCTGGCGCATTTGGATTAGGCCATTCACGCGGCACCAGCAAAGCAGAAGTAAAGGCTGAGCAGCAGCGCACCGAAGATAACGCCGCGGCAACGGTCGCAGCAGCAGAGCGCCGGGTAGAAGCAACGAAAGAGGCCAGCAATGTACAGCAGACTGTTAACCATATGCCTGATGACGATGTTGATCGCGAGCTGCATGAGTCGTGGAAGCGTCCCGGTGGTGGTTGAT